TGAAGACATGCTCAGTTTAGCTGAGACTTCCTTACCAGCCCCTGAGGACGAAGCCCAAGAAATAGAGGTTTATTACCCATTTCTGGAGTTTTCGGAGGCAGTAAAAAAAGCAAGAGCCGAAGCCGAGGGTGCTCACATAAGAAACATAAGGAAAGCTGCGGATAACGGAGTCTGGCAGGCTAGCGCTTGGTTCCTAGAAAGAAGCCATCCTAAGAAGTGGGGAAAGCGCTCGCAACTAGATTTGAACGCAGGGCAGTCGGACGAACCCGTCCAGTTCGAGATTTCATACGGAGATTAAAAAGCGATATTTCGCTTAGTGTCACGCACATATCTTCTGGTTTTTCCTTGCCCATTCCAAACCTACACTTAAATTCCATAATTTTTGTTTCCGCCATGATGTTAGTAAGCCCTTTTGTAATCCTTTTTTCGAACAGATGTTCTAGTACTCTATGCTTATATGGATTTACATACTGAGCTAGAAGATTTATTAGCAGTACCTAGCTTTTATAAGGACGCTAATTGTAAAGGCACTAATCAAGATGACTTTTTCCCGGAGCGAGGAAGTTCTACAATTATTGCTAAGAAGATTTGTGGTAAATGTAAGGTTAAGGTGCAATGTTTAGAGTACGCAGTTGACAGAAAAGAACGTTTTGGTATCTGGGGAGGTAAATCAGAGCGAGAACGAAGAGCTATTCGAAGAGAAAGGCGTAACAATGAAAAAGAATCTAAATGATTTTATATTCCTAGATTTCGAAACAACCGGTAAAGACTTACTTGGTAGATACTATTTCGACTCAAATGTATCAAAACAAGACGCAGTACAGATAGCTTTAGTATGGTTTGAGGACGGAGAGTACAAAAATGCTCATAGTTATATCAAACCACCAGAAGCGTACTTCAACGAAAAATGGTCATTTGCTTCTCCTAAACAAGAATTTTGTATAAATGCACCAAAATTTACCAAGTTATTTCCAATACTAGTAGGACTAATAGGAAAAAAGACTATAGTTGCACATAATGCATCATTTGATAAAAAAGTTATGCAAGATACTCTAGATTTATATAACCACCCTATGTTTACTAATGAGTGGTTATGCACTAAAGAATTAGCTAAACAGTATTTTCCCAAAGGAACTAAATGTTTTGATAGTTGTACATCAAGATGTTCTGGTTTTACCTTATCTCACATACACCACGAATTTGGTTTTGGTGACTATAAAGAACATGATGCTATTGCAGATACTATGGCGGTAGCTAATATATTTCAAGTACTTTACAGAGATAGACCTGAAGAAAAAAAACACGATTGGATTTTTGTATAATAACAAGTTTCTGAGATAATTAAATTACATAAGCTACCTCCTTTGTTGGTTATGTACTGTATGTAGAAGAGATAAGTCCGTCCTGTGAGGCGGACTCTCTTTTTTAAATACCATACCTCTATGATATAGTTATAGAACCATGATTAGAGATTACATCGTAGGAAAATTCAGATTTAAGTTAGTAGGCGAAATCCAAGAGGGAAGAGTTAAAACAAAAATGTGGAAGTATGGTCAATTAGTTGACGAGTTTACAATATCTTACAATGATGATTCAGATGTTGTATTTGAAAATATTGCAAAATGGTTTGCAGAAAATTATGTAATGCCTAGTCTAAGACCAAATACCACTATCTTTAAGAACAAGAGCTAAAGTTAAATTAAGTCGGCATCCACACCGACCTCCTCCCATCATCGGCTCTCTTCGGAGAGCTGTATCTAAAACAAATATCTGTTAAAATATATTTATGACATACAGACCTTTACCTGAATTTCTTACAATAGATGAATCTAACATTGATGGCTTAGGACTATTTGCAGTAGGTGATATAGAAAAAGGTGTAAACGGTGGTATCACTCATATAGAAGACTCTATAACTACAAAATTATACAGAACGCCTTTAGGTGGTTTTATCAATCATAGTGAAGAACCTAATGCAAAGATTGTAGAAGTTCAAAGATTTAGATATTTATATTTTTTAAGGGACATTGAGTCTGGAGAAGAAATAACAGTTAAGTACACTATGTATAATCCAACGAAAGTTAAAAATGGCTAGAGTAGAGTGGGAACCCGAAAACGAAACATACAAAGAATTTAAACAAAGACGAAGTAAATCTCATGGTGTATCTGGTATGGGTCAAAAAAAACGTGAAGGTACAGGTAAAATAAATAAATCAGCTTTACGTGAAAAAGCTCTGAAACGTGCAAACTATAAGTGTGAATGGCCTGAATGCGATACTACACAGTGGCTAGAGATGGCACACATTACTGGAATAGGTATGGGAGGAATGAATAAAGACATTTCTAACAATGAAGGTAACGTTGCTATCTTTTGTAAGTTTCATCATGATATTTTTGATGGTAAAACTATTACTGGAGCAAAAAGAGAGTACACTAAATTTGTAAGAGCTTACTTGAGGAGATTTGTGTAATGCCAAGATATGAACATAAGTGTATAAAAGATACATGTGAATTCTTATTTGAAGTTACTTATAGAATAACTGAAGAGCCTAGTATTAATTGTCCTAAATGTGCTAGCCCAACAAAAAGACAAGTATCATCAAATGTAATGTTTGAGACACCTATGGATGCAGATTTTATAGATGACCCTTCAACATTAAGTCCTAAGTCATTAGCACAAAGACAAAAAGCAAGTAAGCAAAAGTATAGATGGTAGGAGAATATGAAATACAAATATATTTCTGAAGATGACAAAAAACAAATTATCGAAGGTCAAGTAAAACAACTAGAAGCTAATCATTACAGTTTAGTTTTAGTAGAACCTTCTCAATTACAATCACCAGATGAACATTTAGCATGGAAACAACAAATTACAACTATTGAAAAAGCATTAGAAAGAATGCTTAAACATCAATCCAAACTTGAAAATGGCTAAATATGCACCCAAGCTTCCAGGATTACATATTGCGCAACAAAATGTTGCAGATAGTGAAGCAAGGTGGAAGATACTTTGCGCTGGGCGTCGTTTTGGTAAGACTAGGTTGGGTGTACAACTATGCATCGAAACTGCCTTGGCCGGTGGTAGAGCTTGGTGGGTTGCTCCTACTTTTGCTATTGCTCGTGTTGGCTGGAGAGCACTAGAGAGTGCAGCCCTTTCTTTTCCTAAAGAAATTGAACCAAAAATTTCAATTGCCAATATGGAAGTACAGTTTCCTAATGGTGGCTTTATTGCTTGTAAGTCTGCTGATAATCCGCAAAGACTAAGGGGTGAGGGTCTAGACTTCATCGTTATTGATGAGGCAGCTTTCGTTAAACCAGAAGTTTGGCAAGAAGTATTAAGACCTACATTAACTGAAAGAAAAGGTGGAGCTTTATTTATTAGCACTCCTCTTGGTATTGGTAATTGGTTCTACGATTTATGGCAACAAGCAGAAGACAGAGATGATTGGGATAGGTTTCATTTTTCAACACTTGACAATCCATCTATTGACCCTGAAGAAGTTGAATCAGCAAAAGGTGAAGTAGGTTCAATAGTTTTTGCTCAAGAATATATGGCAGAATTTATTGAAGCAGGTCAAGGTTTATTTAAACAAGAGTGGTTTAGTTATTATGATGAAATGCCTGATGGTAATTATGTAGGTGGAGGTGCAAACTTAAACCCTAGAGATATGAAACATTTTGGTTCATTAGATGTTGCAGTTACTACTGAAGATAGAAGTGACTATACAGTAATAATTAGTTGTGCTGAAGCTAACGGAAAAATATACGTTGAAGATGTATTTAGAAGAAAAATTGAATCTCCAGATATTATTCCCGAAGCAAAACGTTTAGCAAGTCAAAACAATTGGTCTCATATCTGTATTGAGAACCAAGGTTTATCAAAACCCTTTATTCAAGAAGCAGGAAGGTCTGGTTTAAGAGTTAGAGAAATGAGAGCAGAAAAGGATAAAATAACCAAAAGTTTACCCCTATCGGCTAGGATGGAGTCAGGTGACATCTTGTTTAGGAAAGATGCACCTTGGTTAGCAGATTTGGAAAGAGAACTGCTAACTTTTCCTGTTGGAAAAAATGACGACATGGTAGACGCACTGGGTATGGCTGCCTCAACTCTTCAAACTAGAAGAAGTTGGGAAGCTTTTTAGTACTGGGATAAACATTGGAAGAAAAAAGCAGATTACAAAAGGCTTTAGACTCTATAGTGCCTTCAAGGCGTAGAGAAGTTAAAGCACAATCAAATTACAATCAGTTATTTGGAAACGACGCATCCATATATGGATACAATACATCATCAGGTTTTTGGGAATCAGACAAACTTAAAGAAATAGGAGACGGTTCTGGTAACTCTGCTGTTACAGCTTGCTTAAATGTTCTTGCAACTTCATTTGCTGAACCAATGTTACAAGTTGTTAAAAGAGACCAAGTATTTGGTGACAGAGAAGTAAACTACAACCACCCTTTAGCTGAATTACTTAGAAGACCTAACCCATTTATGTCACATAACTTAATGTCTCACTATATAGTTTTAGCTTTGAATACTAATGGTGATGCTTTCTTATTTAAAAATAAAAACGCAAGAGGTCAAGTTGTAGAACTTGTACCTTTAATGCCTCACTTAGTTGAAGTAAGAGGTAACGAACAAAAACTTATTACACATTATGAATACTATACACATGGAAAAGGTGAGTTTATAAAAATAGATGCCGAAGACATGGTACATATCCGACAAGGAATTGACCCTAATGACCACAGGAGAGGACATGCTCCTCTTAAGTCAGTTCTAAGAGAAATCTTAGGTGACGAATCAGCTGGACAATTCACAACTGCTCTATTGAATAACATGGCTGTTCCAGGTGTTGTATTAACACCAAGGACTGATGGGTATGGGGGCCCAACAAAAGAAGAAGCAGAATCAATATCTGCAATGTATAAAGAAAAATTTGGTGGTGCAAATAGAGGCGCTCCTATGGTTTTATCTGGTGCAATGAATGTTGAAGTAGTTTCTTTTACGCCTGACCAAATGAAATTAGCAGAGCTTAGAAGAATACCAGAAGAAAGAGTATCTGCTGTTTTAGGTGTCCCAGCAATTCTCGCTGGACTCGGAGCTGGACTAGACGCGGCAACTTTTAATAATACAAAAGAACTTAGAGAATTTTTTACAGAACAAAAACTTGTTCCAATGTGGAGAACAGTTGCTAATGAGCTTACTCATCAATTATTAATACCAGATTTTAAAGATAAAAATTTAATGTGTGACTATGACATACAGTCAGTAAGAGCTTTACAAACAGATGTAGATAATCTTTACAAAAGAGTAAACATGGGTGTATCTGGTGGTTGGATAACAATTGGTGAAGCTAGAAAAGTTGTAGGATTAAATGTTGATGAAAAGCATGATGTATATTTAAGACCTTTAAATATGATTCAAGTTGATAGCGATGGTAATGCAATATTAAATGATGTACCTGAAGCCAATAGAAGACAAGCGAGGACTGAACAATTACAAGCAGCTGATACTAATGTTGAAACCGAACAAAAAGATTTACTTACATTGGAAGAATATCCACAAGTTAATTTAAGAGACCAAAGAGTACAACAGAATGAAGAACCTCGTAATGAAGGTAAGTATATAGCTGAAATGCCTAATGGTGCTTGGTGTGTTATTAGTCATGATGATGGAAAAGTTATTAAATGTTTTGACACAGAAAAAGAAGCACAATCTTATTTAAAAAAGAAACCTAAAAAAGCTGCAGCACCAGTAATGGCTGATACTTATACTACTCCTGAAGAAGCTACAGCAAGAGCAAAAGAATTAGGTTGTGATGGCTATCATGTTGTTGACAGAGGACCAGCAGGTAAGTTTTATATGCCTTGCAAAAATGATGAAGACTACGATAAGTTAATAAAATCTGCAAACCCAGATAGAAATACTTCTAGCAATATGTTTATGTATGACACAGTTGAAGCTGCTGAAAGAAGAGCAGAAGAAATAGGATGTTCTGGATATCATGAGCATGATGTAAGAGGAACAACTTACTACATGCCTTGTGCTAGTCACGAGTCTTTTGAAAGAACAAAAAAATCTTATATTGATGGTATCGTAGAAGAGTTAAAAGTAAGTTATGAGGAAGCTGAAGTATTAATGGAATCACAATTTAGTATGGAACCAGAAAATATAAAAGAAAAACCTAAAAAAGATAGAACAAATTTTCCAAGTCCAGGAGATGACAGAGCTGTTAGTATTTCTAATTCTAAATATAAACAATTTCCTTATGGTTATGCAAAAGACCTAAAAGAAAATTGGCCAGAGATTTGGAGACGTGGTGGTAATGGAGGTAATCCTCCAACTTCTTTTACAGGTAATGATGCTTATAGAAATTGGACTAAATACCAAAGTGGCGACAGAAGCGAATCAGTTCTTAACTGGGTTCGTAGAAGAGAACGTTATATGGGAAGACATCAAGGTAATACAAGACTTGCTGGAACAGTAGCAAATATTAAATGGGGTGGCGTTTCTAATATCGGCGTATCTGGTATGAAGAAAGTTATTAATGACCAAAAGAAAGTTGTTAGAGCTAGAAGAAAAGCTGCTGAAAATATGGCTGATGAAATTTATGAAGAAAAATTAGCTGAGACAAAAGCAGTTTCATCTAGAGTAAGAAAAGCTTTAGTTCAAAAAGTAAAAGACCACAACGATAAGAATCCAAAGTATAGAGCAAATCTTAGAACATTAACATCTGTATTTAATAGAGGTGTAGGTGCTTATCGTACAAACCCTGGTTCAGTTAGAGGAAATGTAACAGGAGCTGACCAGTGGGGATTAGCAAGAGTTAATGGTTTCTTAAACGCATTAAGAACTGGTAGATTTAAAAGAAAACCATATGACCAAGATTTATTACCTAGCAATCATCCATTGAGTTCTAAAAAATCTGGAGAGATTGAAGAAAAGGCAAGTTTTGTTAGAGTAGGTCAATCAGTAAGTTGGTCTATTAATAAAGACCCAGACCCACCATCAACAGTACATGGAATAGTAGTTTCTGTTAATAGAGAAAAGAAAGAATCTACAATGCAAGTTTATGCAATAATGGAAGACGGGAGTCACAAAAAAACAGACAGAAAAGTGACTATGCCAATATCAAAACTAAAAGTTATAAAACCCATTAAATAACACACATTTAAAAATAATCTGTAATAATTCTTAATATAGCGTACCTTATTACTGTTAACAGGAGATAAAGGTAAATGTATGAAAAAGAAGTTAAAAATATAGACCTCGAAATCAAATCTGAGACTGAGGGAAAAGTTTCTGCTGTTTTTTCTGTATTTAATTCACTTGACTCTGATGGAGATATAGTTCTTCCAGGGTCTATAAAATCAGGTTTCAAATCTGGTTCTGTACCAATGGTCTGGGCTCATAAATGGGACATGCCAATCGGTAAAGGTTCAATCAAAAGTGATGGAGATAAAGCCACGTTTGAAGGTGAATTCTTTATGGATACAGAATCCGGCAAAGAAGCTTATAAGATAGTTAAGAATATGGCTGACATGCAACAATGGTCATTCGGCTATAGAGTAAATGATGCTGAACGAGGAAAAATTGGCGAAGGCGACGAAGAAAAAGATGCTAGGTTTTTAAAAGACCTAACTGTATTTGAAGTCTCACCAGTACTTGTTGGAGCAAATCAAGATACTTATACAATGGCAATTAAGTCCAACGAAGAATTATTAAAAGAAATTGTTGGTGAAGAAAAAGGTGTACTTGGTCACTCTACATTTTTAGAGAACGAGGAACCTGAAGAAGAGCCACAAGAAGAAGAGAAATCTATAACTGTTGAAGAGTTACTAGAAAGCCCTGCAATATATTTGAAAGAGCTTTACAAACTAAAAGAAGCAATTATAGAAACTCAACAAGAGATTTCAGAAGATGCCCCTAAAGCATTTTCAGAACAAGTCAAAGATGTGCTTGCCGCATTAAACGACTTGATGGTACGAGCTACCGCCATAGCGATGTTGCGTGCTAAAGATGGAAGGAAATTAGGCGAAAAAGCCACTGAAGCACTACGTGCAGTTCAAGAAGACTTACAAGATGCATGGGTCGAATTAGACGCATTCATTGATAATGTAGGTGACACCACTGTAGTGATTGAGGAAATCGACGACGTAGAGGAAGAACTACCAGCTGAAGAACAAGAAGACGTATCAGTAGAAGAACCTGCTGAAGAAGTCGAGGTTGAGTCCGACCCAGAGACTGAACCAGTCGAAGCTGAAGATAACACTGAATCCGTTGACGAAGAGGCTGAAGCCTTATGGTTAGAGGCCCAGCAAAATATTGCTGAGTCATTGGATGCTGAATTAGAAGTAGAAGATAATATATAGGAGATATATAAACCATGAGTGAAGTAGCAAAGCTCAAAGAGCAAATTGCAAAATCTCGTGAAGACTTAAAAGCTGCTTTTGATTCACAAGAAGACGGTAAGTACACAGCTGAAGCCAAAGAGAAAATCAAAGGCTACAACACAGAACTTGCTGGACTTGTTGAGGATTTAAAAATAGAAGAAGCTAAAGTCAAAAACGAGAAAGCTTTAGAGGTTGATAAAGAGCCTGTAAATTCTATACCAAATGTAATGCCAGAGCAAAAAGGTCCACAATCTATTGGGGAACAATTTGCTCAGACAGATGCTTATAAAGCATATGTTGAAAAAGGCGTTAAAGGTGTAGATTCACAAGCTGAATTTAAAACAACTTTAAACACAACAGGTTATCCACCAGAGAGCGTAAGAGCTCCTGGAATCCTAGAGACCGCTCTTCGTAATCCAGACAGCGTTATTGGATTGTTTGACCAAATTCAAACTAACCAAAATGCATATGTCTATCTCGAAGAGACAACATTCACAAACAATGCTGGTTCAGTTGCTGAATCTACTGACATTAGTACATCTAATGAAGGTGCTTTAGCATTTACAGAAAGGACAGAATCCATCAGAAAGATGGCTACTTTCTTGCCTGTAACTGACGAATTGTTAGCTGATGTTACTGGTATCCAAGGATATGTCAACTCACGTTTATCAACAATGATGAAGTTGAACATGGACAACCAATTAATTAATGGTAACGGTTCAGCTCCTAATTTAACTGGTGTATTAAACAAATCCGGAATCAATACATTTGATTACGCTTTACCATACGCTGGAGAATTAGGAAAGCTTGGACAAATCTATCAAGCAATTACAGAAATCAGAAAAGACGCTTTCGTCGAACCTGATTCAATAGTAATGCACCCATCTGACTGGTACGACATCGTAACTTCAGTCACAGAAGTAGACACAAGTGGTTCTAAGAACCCATTATTTGTGGTTGCTGGTGGCTTTGGTGCCGATGCTGCTCCAAGAATTTGGGGACTAAAAGTAGTTCCTTCAACAGTTATTGCTGAAGGCACAATGCTTGTAGGTAAGTTCAGCGGTGGCGACGCAGCTCAAGTAATTATGAGAGAAGGCGTTGACCTAGCTGTTTCTGACAGCCACAGCGATTTCTTCGCAAAGAACCAATTGGCAATTAGATTAACTATGCGTCTTGGTTTTGCGATTTATCGCCCAACAGCATTCTGTACTATTACTAACATATAGTACTGACGGTTTTATAAGGGCGGATTTGTATTCGCCCTTCAAACCACAAGGAGAATTATGAAATACGTTAACAAACAAAATGCAAAAGACCAAGTTGAAAGATTTGGAATGATTGTAAGGGATAAAGATTTTTTTAAAAAGTCTGAAGAGATATTAAAAAATTTTACTATTCCTAAAACAGAGAAGGCAAAAAAAGTTTCTGATGAGGAGAAGGTAGAAAAAGATGCCGAGGGGTAGACCTAAATCATACCGAATGGGTGGTAGAGTTCGCCCTAAAAAAAGTGCTAGACGACGACCTAGGAGAAGATAAATTATGGGTTATGGAAAATATAAACCTAAGAAAGGACCTAAAAAACCAAAGAAGCGTGGGAAGTAGGTTAGGATAGATTATTATGTATACAATATTAGACACAAACGTTTATAAATTACCTGACGGGAAAATCTGGAAAGGTGTTCCAGCAGATTTACCATCAGCTCAAGCAGACTTAATTGCTAAAGCTGGTAAGGAATATCCCACCGAATGGTTAAAAGAGCAAGGCGCATTAGATGCTCCTAAGAAAGCTCCTGCTAAAAAAGCAGCTCCAGCTAAAACTAAAGCTCAAAAACCAGTAGAAGATAAATCCGCTAAGGTAGAAGAATCTAAATCTGAAGACGAATAGGAGGTCATAAATGGCTTTCTGTACTGCTGCTGATGTAGAGACATTTGCCTTAATAGACTTTCATAGTGACTTAGAATCTCATTTAACTAACAATCTAATTCCTGTAGTCGAAGATGCTATTAGGGAATATGTTGGTTATACAGTAGATTACGGAACATACACTGAAACTTTTTCAGGTAACCAAACAAAAGAATACTTTTTAGATGAACGACCTGTTTTGGGAGTCACATCTGTAGTAGAAGATGGAACTACCTTAGAATACGGAAACCAAAAAGATTTTTTATGGTATTCAAATGGTCGTATAAGAAGATTAGGTTCTAGATGGTCATTTGCATATCCAGATAATATAACTGTAAGTTATACTGCTGGATATAACACTGGTGGTGGAACAGGACCTGCATTACCTAACAACTTTAAAGTTGTCACTGCAAGAGCAGCTGCAAGATTACTTGAATCTGCATTAGTTCTTTCAGCTCAACAAGAACCAAATGAAATTGTTGCTCAAAAACCTTTAACAGACCAAGTTGGAAACTTTACTGCCACAGACTCAGAATCTGTTGGGGACTATCAGATTAACTATGTAGGTAACATAGGTATGAACTCAGTAGCAATACTTTCAGGTGCAGACATAAATATGTTGGGACAATACAAAAAAAGTTTTTTTATTTAGCTAAAATATAGGCTATGCCTATAAGAAAAGCACCAACACCAGAAGTAGCAAGAAAAATGTTCTTGCAATTTCCTAATAAAAAATTACAAGATTGGGCTGATGAATGGGGATGCACTGCTGAAAGAGTCAGGCAAATAAAGTTAGAATCTGGTGTCAAGTCTAAATATAAATTAGATATGAGATTAGCAAAAAAGATATCAGAAGATATTGCTTCTGGAAAGCATACTTTAACTTCTTTAGAACTTTATGAAGATTTACCTATTGGTAGAGATGCCTTTATGACATGGATGAGAAAAAATCCTGAAGTTGAGTCTTTAATTACACAATCACAAAATATAGCAAAAAGTAAAAAATTAAATCCTACTAGTAAAGTCTGTAAAAAGTGTAATCAAGATAAAGACATTATTGAATTTACTAAAAGTCAAAAATATGCAGATGGACTTGTTCCATATTGTGTTAACTGTTTAACTAAAAAAACTTCAAATATTTTAAATGATAAAAAATTATGCCTATTATGTAAAAAAGAAAAATCTAGGAGTTCTTTTACTCGTAATAGAAAATACAAAGATGGACTTGTTCCTTTTTGTAAAATTTGTAAATCTAAATCTAGAAGAATGAAAAGAAGCATTGACAGCAAGGTCACTGATACCATAAATTAATAATTCAACTGTTAAAGTGTTGTTATGGTCGGCAAATTAACAACTCGTTTATATACAGACACAATAAATGTACAAACATTGGATGATACTGCTTTAGATGAAAGAGGCCTTGAATCTAATTCATGGCAAACTGCTTTAACAAACGTCAAATGTCACATACAGGATTTAGGTAGTGTTGAAAACAGAAGTGGTCAAAATACTATACTTACAAATTTTATTATTAGTTGTCCTGGTGATGTAAACATACAAGCAGATATGAGATTACAAGATACTGTTGATACTTCAAAATATTATGAAATTGATGGTGTTAGAAAGTCCTTTACAAGAGACAATAGAGTATTGGGGGTAATAGTAACTTGTCATAGATTCGACTGATGGCTTATAGACCTGGTCAGTATGTTAAAGAGTTCTTTAAATCCGGTGGTTTTACACTTACCGATAAAAGCCCAAATTATGGCAAAGGTAAGATACCTTTATTCAAATCATTACGTAATCTACCTAGAAAAGAATTACTTTATGCAGTAGGTTATAACTTATCAACACTAGGAGCATTTGGTGTTGATTTTGCTGCTTTAGGTTCTGTACCTTATATGGTTGGTCAATTTGGAAACAACTTAAATGCTATTAAAAAGAACCTTAGAAATCCCAGTAATGTATTAGGTGGTCAAATACTTAGTCGTCAAAAATTACTAGGTGCAGCAAAAATTGTTGGTAAAATTAGACCTACAATTAGCAGTGCTGTTAAAACGAATACACCAATAGATAGAGCAACAAACATTCTTATAGGTAGGGAGACATCTGCATTATTAAAACAAGCTAGGTCTGTTGGTTCTGGTGGTATAGTAATGAGTTTACTTCAAGAAGTAAATCCTAGTCGAGTGGATAATACTCTTTTAAACCAAGCGCAGATACCAGGAAAAGGCAATGTATTTATTCAATGGCGTAACAGAACATTTGCTGATGCATATACACACGCCCCTAATCCTTTTACTGATAACCCAATTATGCAAGTAATGAGTCGAGAAAAAAATAGAAAAAAAGTTTCTTCTAATATAAAACAAGGCAAAAGTGGTAAAAGAATATTTGAGGGTATTACGTTTGAACAACCTGCAGAATTACCAATTTCAATAGATAAAGTATTGTCAAAAGTTGGTATTGCAGATTCAGACATACTTGAAAAAGGAATGGGAGGAACTCAGAAAAGACTTGCAGATGTTTTAGACAATGCTATAGCTAATCATAAATATCAAGATGACGCAAGAACTATGACATTACCACAAAAAGCTAGAACTGAGATGATGCGTGAAGCAGAATACAATAGAGTTAATCAATTAATTGCTTTTACTCAAACACGTAATTATAAAGAGCTTGGAAGTCAAGGTAAAATGCTTACACCAAGAAATCAAAAAGTAGGAGAAAAAGACCCAGTTACTGGTGTAAGGAGAGCAACTAAAGAAGACAATATACATATTAATACAATTACTGGTGGTGTTACAACAGCTGAAATGAGAAAACAGCAAGCTTTATTAAGAAACAATTTTTTAGTAAGTTTAAATAAAGACGCAGGAAGAAATGGAGCTGCACTGTCGCAATTGTTTTTAAATGATGATGGTCTTAAAGAGTTACAACATTTTTTACAATCATTTGGTCATATGGCATCTGAGCAAGTTCTTAAAGGAGTAAAAGGACCAGCAAATGCAGCTAGATATTTATCACAAGCAATTTTGTCAATAAATGCTGATGTTGTAGGTAAAGAAATTGTAGGTAGAGCAACAGAACGTGAAGCAATCAGAAGATTTTCTAATTGGCTAATGCAGAATGGATATCAAGATACTGGTGCAATACTTGGACAAATGATTAACTTTGACAGAGGTAGAAATAAAAATCTTACACAGGGAGCATTTGCAGTAAGGTCAAGTGAAGCAACTACAATAAACGCGTTTAACAAAGCTGACCAAATTAGCAAATATATAACTGGAACACCACTTGTTACTGAAGCTAGGTTTAGGCCTGCTTCTGGACCTTTTTATGAATCTGAATATTTAAGAGAAGTGACCATGCAGGCAAATAGACATAAAGGGGTTAAGGGTTTAAGAATGCATTCTACTAAATCTAGTGTAATTACTGACGGTATGGTCAATAATATTTATCATGCAGGTAAAGCTGCTGCTCCTACCACAATGGGTTTAGGTCACTCTATAGGTTATATAGATATTGTTACTGGTAAAGTCCCTGGAATAAGTATAACTTATGATTCTAAAGGTAGACCTAAAGTTTCTACAAACCAAAAATTTAAAAACCAAGTTGGAAGTACAAGTCGTGCATTTGCAAATGAAGGTGACACACTCTATGGCAAAGATGTATCTTGGTGGGATAAAAAAATAAAAACATTACATACAAATTATACTAAAGTTGCAAAAACTACTCAAACACATGCACTGTTGAATGCTGCAATAAATGCAAGAGGTTCTAAAAACACAGGCGCTACTAAATTATTTAGAGATGCTGAAAAACAAATTGCAAAACTTCTAGTAGGTATGCAAGACGATGATTTATTAGAGTATGTATTTGGTACTTTTGATTATACAATACGTGGAAAGAGTGGTGGAAAGAATATTGAGAAAAGAGGATTATCTACATTTTCCAACCCTGCATTTGACAGTACTGCAAAAAATAAAGGTAGGTCTCAAAAAATGAGAACATCACATAACTACGTTCCAACAAGAATACAAATTCAAAAATCTATTCATATGCACAGAATGGAAAGAAAAGGTAAAAACGAAAACGACGGTACAGATTATTTATTTAGATATCAAGTATCTGCTGGTGGTATATCATCTAAATCTAAAAAAGCAGATGGCATTAGAGACATATTTTCAATTGAGTTTGGTGGTCCTGCTCATGATAGAAACATGACTCTAGACTCAAGAACTGATGGTATGTTTTATTTGGCATCTAACTTTATGGGTAAAGCAGGAACTAGAGCAGCAGCATTTTTTGGTATTTTTGATACAGGTGGTGGTTCTTTTACAGCAAATGCTGCAGGTAAAAGTGGTACATTTAGAATGGCTAGTAGTATTGAAGGCGTTTATCAAATAAGAAGCCCTTACGACATAGGTTCTTCTGACAAAGCTGGTGTAAAAGTTAGACGTAATTTAAAAAGAGAAGAACAACAACTTAAGAGGACTCGTAAAGATGGAGTTAGAAGAATACTTCAAATGGAAAAAGATTTTAAAGGTTTAATTCAAAATAAAAAAGGAACCATAAGAGGTTCAGACCATGCAAATGAAGCACGTATTGCCATGGGTAGAAGTTTAGCTTTATTTAGACAATCTGGTGCTGTAGGAAATGTAAGAGCTACAGACGTGTTTAGAATGATGGACAATAGTCAAAAAAGAAATTTAGGTATTGATGGTCCAATGTTGGATAAACAAGGAATATTAGATGTCATTGATGATAAAGCTAATAGTATAGCTAACTTTGCAGAGGTAAATATGAGTTCTGTTGGTTATTACGGTAAAAGAGAAACAATTCAACTTGGTCAATTGTCTGGTCAACAAAGCACTCCCGATACACTATATCAACATGGGAGTGGTAAAACACCTGGGGTTACAAAGTTTTATGGAACATTTTATCAAAACATGGCTAATGGAAGTATGGCTAGTGGAGAGATGCCTGTACTAAATCTTAATGAAGGAGATATGAAAAACATGGTTGGTATGTTTAAGAATCCTTTAACTGGAAAAATTGATTATAGAAAAGCATCTAAGTTTACAGGTATTGAACCTGAAGCAATTAGAGACCTGGGTTTTAAAAATGAGGGTGACAGAATATTCCTAGAAAAATTTGGATTTGATTTAAGCATGAATCTAAATCCGGCTAGTGACCCAAAAATTAAGGCAATATTAGAAGGTAGCTGGGAAGGGTTTGTAACAGCATTTAATTTAGCTAAAGCACAGGGTGGTCCTTTTAGAGGGCCTAGAGGTGGTTATATAGCATTAAATGACCCTAGACATCCAATTAATGAATACAAAAGAATATTCTTAGGTAAAGATTTTATACATGGGTTAAATTATGAATTACAAAGAGTTATGACTAAAAGATTAACCCCTTTAATGGATTCTGTTGATACTCAAACAAAAAGTATTATAGAAAAAGCTATTTCAGAAACTGCACGAAAAGAAACTTTAAAGTTTCAAAATAGGCACAATAGTATATTTTTTAAGAACATAAATGGTTTAGATAGTAGCGAGATTCAATTTAGAAATTTACTTCAATCACAGGCTTACAGTGTAGAAAGAGCAAAAATTAATGTTGCATCTGCATCTGCGTTTATTGCAAAAAGATACGCAGATAAAAAAAGAGTAGACAAAGATGTAATAAAACAATTTTATCATGCAAATGCTGAAAAAATTAATTGGGAAGATGTTCACTCTGTAAATATTGTTTACTCTGTTGAAGATGCTGCTTACAAAGCACACATAGTTGAACAAGATTTTGAAACAGGTAAAAGAAAGGTATTTACAGAAAAAAATCTGGTTTATGACAGTATAGAGGGAACATCTAGACCATTTACTCAACTTGAGCAAGACTTACAAGATTACTACGACCCAGGTGTGCAAGCTTTTAGAGATTTTTCTACAGACCCTATGAGAGGTGTAGATAAAATTGTAAGCACTAATCAATCTTCAATAGGAGCAGTTCACAATGCACAAGTGTTAAGAGATAGACTTTTATCTGATGACGTTTTGTTTGACTTATATGTTCAAAGAAATGGTACTGCCGTGGTAGATGATTTTCTTTCTGCATCTGCTGGAGGAACCTTAAAGGACAGTTTGACTAGTGGTTTGCAGAGCACTGGTACTGCGTATGTTGATGATTTAGCTGTTAGAACAGTAAACACTACTGCTCCTCAATATGGAGATAGTTACATCGAAGAAATTGCTATGAAAAATATTACTAGAGGGTCGTTATTAGAGAAGGGTACTAAAAGAATAATGGGTGTAATTGGTGGTTATGACTCTATGGCACCATTTGATTTAGGTCAAATATTTTGGCAAGGTAGAAGGAATGTAAAGGGTAGCCCGAGTGCTGCAGCAGAACAGCTAGCAATAATATTACATAATGGAACTAATACTGGTTATTTTCCTAATGACTATCAAAGAGCTCTATTTTTGAAGGGCGTATATTACCACTCTATAAGAAGCCCTATGCTGAGGTCAAATATAGCAGACGATAGTGTTAAATGGATGTATGGAGTAAATAATAAAACCTTAGATGGTATAAATTCACAAGAAAATCTACCAGAATCTTTTAAATTAATTGAAGGTGCTTTTAGCTTATTTCCTGCTTATTCTCTAAACAGAAAAATGGTTAAATCTGAAACTATTAAAGACGTAGTACAAATGGGTATTTCTGATTTTAAAAAATTACAAAAAGAAATTATGGACGCTTACCCGCATAATAGCCAACGTGCTTACAAATATGGAACAATATTTGGAGATAATGATGGTAATCCTATGTTTAAAATAACTCCTAGTTGGTAAAACTCTATTAATATAATATCATGCCAACAACAGGACAACCCGTACCACCAGATGCTGAAATTATATTCAGAAAATTTTTGCTTTCTAAAACACCTGTAACTGACTTACTTGGCACAAGAATATCTACTAGATTACCTAGAGATGCACAATTACCATTTTTAGTGTTCGTAAGAGCAGGTGGTATTTTAGTAAGGCCCTCATCACAAGCCCATATACAATCAGCTATATTTCCTATAATTGCTTATGCAGGGCAGTGGGGTAGTGATGGTACTAAAGCAAACCCTGATTATGGTGGTGCAATGAACTTAGCAAATGTAATTTTAAAAGAATGTTTTAATATGGAAAATGAATACGTAGAGACAGATGATTCTACAACTAGAGCAAAGATATACGGTATGGATATAATACAAATGCCTACCAGAGTCGAAGAAGTAGCTAGTGGTTTAGGTAGATACGACTTTTCAATAGGTATGACATATCGTGCGGTTTAATTTTTTAAAATACCACAAAAAAACTGAAGGTACTATACCATTTAACATTATGAGTAAAAAGATGAAAATAAAAGTAAGTCCTTTGTTTACAAAGGCTGAAACAGTACGTGATACTGTAACAGGTATTACTTTTACAACTAGCTCATGGGTTGAGGTTGATGTCAAAGATGGAGAAAGATTGTTAGAAAATAACATGAATATCTTTATTGTTGATGACGAACCAGTGGAAGACAATGAAGCTGATTCGGATATGGGTTACGACGCTGTAGATTCCTTGAAAGAGGATATCTTCGAAGATATAGTAACAGAAGAAGAATAGCAGGAGTAATTAAATGCCTAAATATACAAGCGGTGCCATTAATGAAGTATTAATCGGTACTGGTGTACTTTATGTAGCTGATAGAACAACATCTTCTCTCGCATTTCCAGGTGACTCCGCAGGAGCTTGGGAAGCAGTAGATACTGCAAAATGGAGAGATATCGGATATTCCGAAGATGGTTGGACACTCGAAATGGATAGAACATTCGAGGACATATTAGTAGCAGAAGAAGTAGACCCAATTAAGACAATTAAAACTGCTCAGGAAGCAAGATTAATGGGTGAGCTATCACAGGCTTCACTTAAAAACTTGTCCGTAGCAATGGGACAAGCTGACACCTTCGTTAGTGAAGATGACAGCAACTATGCATCTGGATATGACGTAGTCGTAGCCCCAGATACTAACGCACATGCTGAGTTAGCTGGACTACTTATTACAGAAGGTCCTGCAGGTGCAGATAGGCACATTCAAATGCCTAGAATGGTATCTGTCGGTGCTTTCTCAATGTCACATGCAAAGGCACCACAAAAAGTGGTCATTGCGACTGAGTTTAAATTGCTTGTTCCAGATTCAACATTTAGTGTTGGTAATGCTGGTGGAAAGTTTCAACTTTTCAGAATCGTTGATAATACAAACGATACAACAACATTTGATGTCAACTAATAGTTGATATAAGTATTAGAATACAGATAGGAGATAGGTCGGTATGGTCGACAAAAAATACAAGGATTTCGACGCAGCTGTAGCTGAGGCTGACGGCGAACCAATTAAATTTAAAATTGCAGGTGGAGAATACGAATTACCTGGTCAATTACCAGCTCGTGTAGTTCTTACACAAATGAGATACATGGATGAATCCGGAGCAATGGATGCAAATCAATTACCAGTATGGCTTGAGTCATTAGTAGGTAAAGATAATCTAGATGAAATGCTAGACGCAGGTGCAACATGGCCTCAACTAGATTCATTATTACAATTCTTATTAGAAGCATATAACATTTCTGATGAAGAAGACGCAGAAGTTGATTCCGAAGGTGAAGCAGACCCAAAAGCATAAACTTTTCTCTTAGCGATATAGTAGAGAGATGGAGCGGGGTAGAAGCGGATTACATTCGCTGGTATAAAATAGACAACCCATTAGATATTACATGGAGAAAATTCATGGTTTTATTGTCTGGATTGCCGTTTGATAAATCTATTTTTCTTTCACCATTTTATGAAGCATACTTAGAAGCTGAAGAAATGGATAATGTTGAAGGAGGCGATATAGATAGAACTTATTCTTCTTCTAGTTACAAAAAAGAATTAGACCGGAAAGCCGGTAGAACCGGTAAACCACGTAGTAGAATATCGATAGACGCTTTTATTGCCCAGTCCGATGGGCTCGGGGATAAAGCAGACCTTAATAATATACCCAAAGAAGAGTAAAACATGGCAGCAGTAGACGCATTTAAAGTACGTGCAGTAATTGAAGCAGGTTACGATAAAAATTCACTTAGACGTGCTAACAGTGAAATAGCAACTTCTTTTAATTCACTTAGAACTAGAATGAGTAGAGTTGCTTCAGCAGCTCGTGCTTCACAAACAATTTTTATGACCACAGGTGCTGGTATTGTTGCAGCATTTGGTGCAGGTGCAATGGCAGCTGCTTCATTCGAAGAGCAGTTTGTTAGAGTAAAGAAAACCTTAGACATAAAAGGTGAGTCTGCTCAAATAGAAAAATCTTTTGATAACATAGGTAAAAAACTTCGTGACTTAACTAAACAATCACCTGTTACTACTGATGCAATTACAGAGATAGCTTCAGTTGGTGGTCAGTTAGGTGTTGCTGCTAGCGACATTGTAGCTTTTACAAATACAATACAAAAACTTACTGTAGCAACAAACTTATCTGCAGAAAATGCTTCTATGGCTATGTCCAGACTTCAAGAAATTACTGGAAGTACTGTAAGTGAATTAGATAACTTAGGCTCTTCTCTTGTTGCTTTAGGTAACAACTTTGCTGCTCAAGAATCTGAAATAGTAAATGCTGCTATGCAAATAGCTACATCTACTGCGCAGATACAAGGTGAAATGAATAATGCTGCTGTTGATGCATTAGCATTTTCAACCGCTTTAAGAGCTATAGGTCAGCCATCACAAGCTGGTGCTACTGCAATAGTAAGGTTAATGTCAGAACTTTCAGAAGCTATGGCTCAGGGTGGAGATAGTCTCAAATTATTTGCTGACGTTTCAAGAATGTCAGTTCCTGCTTTTGAAGAATTATACAGTCTAGATTCTAGTCAAGCTGTTGCTGCTTTTATAAAAGGACTAGATGATACAAGTAGTGTTGGTCAAACAAATATAACAGTACTTCAAAAACTAGGACTTGGACAGGTTAGAACACAGAAAGCTATATTAGCTTTAGCAAAAGCAAATGAGACACTATACAGCGCATTAGAAACTGCAAACGTAGCTTATAGAGAAAATATTGCTTTGACCGAAGAAGCAGAAAGAAGATACGAAACTTTATTTTCTGAATTAGCTAAAGGTAAAAACATACTCAAAGCTGAGTTTATTGATTTTGGTTTAGATAAATTAGATGGCGCTAAAAAAATTGTTAAAGATTTAAATAACATATTATTCATAACAACTAGAACTGCTTTAAATTTAACAGATAGTTTCAGTAGAACAATAATTCCTATATTCGGTATTGTTGCAGCATTCAAATCTGTTAGAGCTTCAGTAACTGCAGCAGCTACAGACATGAGAATGTTCGCTACTCTTTCTGAAAGAGCAACTATTGCTGGTAAAACAATGGCTACTGCATATAATACTGGTTCAAAAGGTGCTGGTAGATTTACTGCTTCAAATGTATTGTCTTATAGTACAGGAGAAGATGGTACAGAAATAGACCCAATGTTAGCAAGAGCAATGGTTCCTAGAAGTTTCATGGGTAACAGACTTGGACTTCCTTTTAATACTTTAGGTCCTTCAGGTACGTCTACTACAAAAATGGGTAAATTTATGCAACTAAATCTGAAAGAGAGATTAAGTAATCTTGGTATTGGTAAGAGTTATTCTATGAGAGTATTAGATACATTAGCACAACCTCAATTAGTTGAACAAATATTTGGTGGAAAAACTCCTGATTCTTTATTGATGAGTACAGATAAGCAAGAAGATGTTCAATTAAGTGCTGCAGGTAGAATGAAAATGGCTGAGCTTAGAAAGAAATATTTAGCTGGTCAAATGAAAAAAGCTGAATTCGAAAATCAGAAATCAGGTATTATGTCAGATAATACCATTACGCGTGGTGTGGAGAAAAGATACAAAGATGCAGCATTTTCTCAAGACTATTTTCAAAGATTTAGTAGAGAAACTGCTCTTGGTGGTGTAAAGACTTATATGCCAACTGCAATGGGGCAAGCACAAGCTAGAGGTTCTTTACTTAGAGCTCAAATGAGAACAGCTCCTCGTGAATTAGCAATAAAAGCTTTAAAGAAAATAGAAAGCCCTAGCAATCCATTTAAAACTATGGCAAATGAAATTAAGTCAGTATATGAACCACAAATTAGAGACATTATGTCAAGAGTTACTGAGGGTATACAAAAAGCTACAGGTGCAGCTAAAAATTTTGGTAATCAATTTAAGTTTATATTCAGAGGATTGCGTGAATTTGCAATGTTATGGATTAATGGATTCAAAGATGGAATAAAAGAAATAGCTACATTCTTTAAAAATCAATTTGGTTTTATATTTAGAGGACTTAGAGACTTCGCAAGACTTTGGATTGACGGTTTTAAAGACGGAATAAAAGAAATAGGTACATTCTTTAAAAATCAATTTGGTTTTATATTTAGAGGTTTTAGAGACTTTGCAAAACTTTGGATTGACGGTTTCAAAGATGGCATAACACAATTAACTGCACCAATTAGAAAAGTTATTGGACAGCTAAGAGAAGGTATGTCTTTTGGTATGCAACAGGACAAACTATTTAGAATGTTTGACCCTAGTATTCCAAATAGATACAACAATGCAGTTAAAGCAATTCATCCAACTGTTAAAAAAATACGAGATACTATAAATCAATTCTTTAAAGGTCGTGAAGGTCTTGTTGACCGTAAAACAGGTAAATCTATAGGAGATGAAGCTATCCCAAGCTTAATGAATAGATTACGTGCTAGAGCAGGCGGTGTTATTGATAAAGTTAAAGCAATAAGACCTCCTATAAATACTGAAACAGTTGCTGTTCGAGATGAAGATGGAAATATTAGAAACATACAAAAGAAGACTGGTGGTTTCTTAGGAGCAGCACAAGCAAAAATATCATCCGGTATTAAAAAGCTTGAATCAATGCAAATTAAATCTCAAGCCAGAATTAATCAACGTCAAAAGATGTATGATGATTTAGCTATCTTTAGACAAGACATGAAGAATAAAGGTGCTGTAACTTATAAACAAATTATTGACAATCAGATTAAAGCATTACTAAAGAGAAATCAAGCTGAGACAGGTATAGACCCGGCAGGTCTTACAAAACGTCAAATGAGTAAATTTAGAGGGGCTGCACTTGGTGGAAGAATGGGTGCTTTTGAAGAACACATAGCAGAGCTAAGAACTAGAGCAGAAACAACTAAAGATTTATCATTTGAAGAACTACAACTATTAGATGCTACTGACAAAGCAAGAGCTGGTATGGGTAGATTTACAAATGCTTTAAAGGGAATGGCACTTGCAGCTGGTAAAGTAATATTTCAGCTAGTTGCATTTCAAGCAGTATTTGCTTTTGTCGCTAAGATGGGAGCAAAATCTAGAGGTATAGAAGAGTTTGCTGCTTCCCTATCAACAGTGTCTGAAAAATTAAGAGAAATACAAGTAGAGAGTATAAAGCTTTCGCAACTAACTGCCTCTGATGGACCATTATCTTCAATAACTGACAAAGCAACTTTAGAAGCGGCAGAAAAGAAAATTAAAGATATTGGACTTCAATTAGAAAAAGCTAAAAGAGATGCTGCACAAGAAATAGGTACGTCTTTTGTAAATGACATAATCATTGCTGGTACTGGTAACGAAGGTTCTTTACTTGAAACTTTAATAAAATACGAAATGAAGATGTTTGAAAAAAGTAGGGACCAAGTAACTAAAGAAATTGGTAGCTCTATAGGTAATGTATTAATAAACGCAATTGACCCAGAAATACTAGCAGCAAATGCTGGTAAATTACCATCAGTTGATGATGTTTTAAATTCTGTATTATTCAATGGAAAAGAAATAGGCAAAGACGTAAATGTACCTTCAGATATATTTGATGGAGTTTCTTCATCTATATTAATAGGACTTCAAGATTCTATAGGTAAGTCAGTTTCAGGGAAAGATTTGATTGATATGCTTGGTATTGACGATATAAATGACCCAAGTGTAAGAATGGAATTACTTTATGACCTTAATAACTGGATGTCAAAGTTTTATAAAGTCGACTTAGTAGACAACATTACAGGTGAAAGTTTGTCTGGGGGGCCGGTAAAAGCCTTAAATAAAGTATTTGATAACGTTAAAAAATCTCTTGAAGCACAAGGTTTAGAATTTGAGGATTCTGACATTGCTAAATTTACATTAGATTTAGTACAAGCTATGTCTACAGCTGAAGGTGTCATTGGAATGTCAATTGGTGGTATTGGTGAAAACTTTGACAAAACATTATCTGAAAATTCTATTATAGGTAAACAAGTTAAAGAGTTTATGAAAAATAGACTTAAAGATTTTAGAGACACAGGATTAGTTACAGAAGCAGAAGTTAAAAGAGCTGGCAATAACTACGGAAAAATATCATCACTATATTTAGATGCTTACGATAGATTTTCAAAGCAATCAGAATTAACATCTCAAAAATTACAAGAAGAACTTGGAATCACTGAATCAGCTGCATTACAGTTAGCTGCTCGACTTGACCAAGCGTTCAAGGAAGCAAGAAAATCATTAGTAGCTTTGACAGCTCCTTTACCTGAAGATGCTTTTGAAGACATGACAGCACTAGATGTTCTAATGAACACTATTAAAAAAGACGCACAACAAACTAGATTTGAACAAGCTACATCACTACTGGGTGATTTAGGTAAACCTGTATTAGCAGCAGAACTTTCAAGAGTTGGTTCTGGTGGATTAGGCATGGCTGAAGAATTTTTAAATAATCCTGCATTAGCTGCTGCGCAAGAAATGTATCTTAGAAGTTTAGGCGGTGCAGATTATGTATCTGAAATTGTACCAGATGAAGCAGAAGGTGCAGATGCAGAACGACTAGAAGAAATGGGATACGTTCTTGGTGAAAGGTCTGTAGAAGGAATTCTTCAAGGACTTAATGATAGGTCAGAGGAAGTATCTGAAGCATTTGCTAGCATACTAATGAAAGCTTTTGATGGAGCAGTAAAATTATTTATAATACGTTCTCCATCTCAGTTAATGAGGAGAGCAATTGGTCAACCTTTAATTGATGGTGTTATTGTTGGTATTGAAGATGGTGAATTAAAATTAAAAGACACATTTAACAATGTACTTAAAAGAGCTACTAACCCTAAAGATATTACAAAGAATCTAAACTTAGAAGGAAATTATAAAGGTACTAGCATAAACTATAGTGACTTAACAAATATTGTCGCTTCTAATAGTGAGTTTGCTCCAAATAAATTTTTAGCTCAAGGACTTATAAAATCCTTTGGAACTGAAATGATGCAAAATCTTGATATGTTTGCAGAAAAACTATCTAAGTCTTATGCTAAAGCAACTACAAGAATGCAAGAAGCATTTCAGGTTATTACTAATGTTACTAGAGCTGAAAGAGCACAAACTAATCAAGCTAGAAATCTAGTAAAAACAAAACAAGATTATGCTTCTGTTCTTAGAAGAGAGTCAACATTAACCGATAGATTGGCTAAAGCTAAAGAAAACTTAGTAAAACTGGAAATTGAGGGAATGGCAGGAAACATTACCGCTTCAGAAAGAATAGGTGTTTTACAAAGAGAAATTGATTTATCAGAAAGAAAACGTAGATTAAACAAAGAATTTACAGCAAGAGAAGCTTTAGATATACAAGCTCAAGAAAGAAAAGTTTCTGAACTTGGAAGGATGTTTAATCTAGGTATTGTTTCTGGATTAGAACTTGAATCAGAACAAGATGTTCTTAGAGACATGAAAGGCGAATTTAAAACTGACACAGAAAAAGAATTATTCTTACTAGAGTATGCTGAAGCAATAGACGCTAAAGCAGAATATGAAAAAGAAATACTAGAAACTTCTCCAGAATTAGTGGCTGCTAGGGACACATATATTGGCCTATTAGATGAACAAAAACTAATTCAACTAGACATACAAGCTGGAGCTAATAGTATAGCTGAAGCAGAAGAAGCAGTAGCATCTGGTGTTTTAGCCGTAGAAGCAGCTTATGCAGAGTTCAAAGAAAAAGCACCTGAGTACCAAGAAGAAATAAAAGCTTTAGACAATGCTTTTGGTGGTGTAAATGAAAGAGTAGGAACACTTATCGATACGATTACCAACCTATCTGCAGATGGAACTTTTGATTTCAGTGGTCTTAAGACACAAATATCTGATGTTGTATCAGATTTATCAGAATTATTATTTGCTAAAGAATTAGATGAAATGATGGACATGGGTGGATTATCTGACTTTACTAATATGTACATGAGTGCAGTACAAGCTGTAAGTGGAGGTACTCCATTTGAAGGAGCTTCTTTTGGTACGCTCATGAACCAAGGGTTACTTGGTATGACTAGTAATCCAATACTTATGGATTTGTATAAAGACCTAGGTGGTAAAGGTGGTAGAGAAATAACAGATTTGTCTAACATTGATAAATTTTCAGAGTACATGATAAATTCAGGCTCAGTTAAAAAAAGATTACAAAGACCAGAAGATTTACTTTCTGGTGATGGTTATGCAGGTATTTTTGATACATTAATTAATGCAATGGGTGTAGGTACAGTTAGAACTGATGATGGTCAACTAGCTTTCTCGATTGCAAATGCAGAAGCTATAAGTAAAGGTCTCAGCAAAGAACTTATGGCATCTGGTTTATTAGGTATGCAAGATAGTGCATATAAACAATTGTTAAACTTATTCTTAGAAGGAGAAGCTGCTTTACGAACGGGTCCTGTTGTAGACGAATTCTTTAATGACGACAATTTAGACCCTAGTGGATTCGGTACGCCAAAAGCTAAGAGCAATATAAATATAAATCTTGATTCTGGAAATGGTGGAGGCGGTGGTGGTGCCTCTGATTGGCTAAGAGGATTGATTGGTGGTTTTGCAGAAAATTTATATTCAGGTTATGGAATTAATCTCCCTCAAGGAATGATGGGATTAAGAGCTAAAGGATTTAAGATGGGTGGAAGAGTTCCTGATATGACACATATTTCTCCTAAGAAGTATGCTATGGGTGGAAGAGATAATTTAATGAGAAGAGCTCTTGTTGGAGAGTATGGTCCTGAAGAAGTAAGATTTGTTCCGGGTTCTGGTTTCTTAGTAAAACCACTAACTCACGGAGGACGTGGTAATAATACAGTAGTAGAAAACTTATCAGTTAATGTTACTGGTGTACCAGCTGACCCATCACAAGCTAGAAAAGCTGCAGTCGAAATTAGAAAAGCTTTATCTAGATTAGATAGGGAAGGTAGTACAGGCGGTAGCGTGAGGAGAAATTAATGGCTTTTCAAGTACATATAGGTAGACTTTCAATGACTTCACCAGGTTCCCTACAGCATAGTGCAGGTTCTGATGGTAAAACACTAAGCATAGCTGGTGTTCTTGGTGGTAAAGAACATGATTTGTCACACGTTAAATATATTAGAGACCAACTTCAATCTATGGCTCAAATGGATGAACATGTTCCTTTTAGATATGATGGTGATTCAAGTTTAAATGGATATGTTAAAGTAGCTAGTGCATCTGTAGATGTTCAAAAATATTTATTAGGAAGTATTAGTTATACAGTAGAAATGGAATATGTTGGTAGAGAAGGTGATGTAATGTTTGAATCTAGACTAACTGGCTCTTTACTAGAAAATGATTTTAATGTTTCTGCAGCTACGGTAGAACAATTTCATGTACCTCCAGGAAATCATTACGCATACATTCATGCAGATGAGCCAACATCTAACACCAGAACTGCTAGAGATATAACTTCTACTAGTTCTTCTGATACAACTACTTTATATTTAAAACAAGATGCTAGTTTAAGAAATAATAATGCTCAATATATTGTGGATATTGAAGATTATTACAAAGGAGCATGTCAAATATCTATGGGTACTCATTTAGAACACCCATCTCCAGTTATAATTGGTGGTCCTTACGATGGTTCAATCGCTCATCTTACAAAAGGTGCTGAAACAACAACTAACAGTATCATGTGTGGTAAAAATGCTAATTCATGGAATGTTGGAGATAGTCTTGTATTAGATAATGGAATTATAAAATTAGTTCTTGGAACAAGTGCAACTACAGCAACTGTAAGTAGTTACATATGGGATGTAAACCAATATGCTACACAACATGAATGGGTATTTAGTGAAGGCCTTATTTCATCTGGTAGTCAAAAAGGTAATGATTTTTCTGGTTGGAGAAGAATTCAGATATTAGTAAATAAGCCAGAATTAGTAATAGTAAGATGTACTACATACAAAAATACTGATAAATCTGGAAGATTAGTAGTTGACTTTTCATTACGTAGAGGGTCACATTTTGCTACGGTTATTTCAAATTATGCAACATCTGGTACACAAATAAACTTTGGATTAGTAACAGCTCCAAGCACAGCTGCTGCAGATGGTACAATTACTAGTGGTTATATGAAAGACGGAACATCAAGCCCTGAAGATGGTAATTTCTGGATAGTTGGTAGTACTGCTCAATTATCGACAGACACTAACTTAACAGAAAACGGTATTATAACTAGAGCTTCTTCATCTGCTTCATTTCCATTTTTTTTAGGATACGAATTAATAGACCCTGGTACTAGTCAACCTTTAGGTCACAATGACGCTGCTTCTTTATATAGTCAATATGTAGATAATGTTAATGAACAGCAAAGGTTGATTAAAGCGTAATGTCAGTTACAGAAAAGTTAATGTCTCAAGGTGGCTTTAACGTTGCGTTAGATTTATCTCTAGTTCCAAATGCAATACTTAATGCAATACAACCTTTTGACCAAATAGTTATAACTAATGGAGAAGTAGAAACCCAAGACAGAGTTGACCAAGTAATATTACCTATGTCTGAATATGTAGGAGTAATTAGAACTTTGTCATTAGAGCCAGATGTAGCTTATATAGAAGGAGCTGGATTAAATTTTTATATAGGTGACAATGAAAATAAAGGTATGCCTATAACTGATGCTGGTGCTTCTACCAGACCAAGAGACTATACAGGTGTTACATTAGAATATTTTATAAACAATGATGATGGTCAGCCTTATGGAATACTAAGACGTAATGACACTGGTACATTAAGAGGAGTATTTCCCGGTACTATTACTGAAAAAACAATACAAGAGACTGACTTACTTTTAAATTTTGAAGGTTCTGATACAGACCAATCTACTACTGACGAAACAGATAGAAAGCATAAAGTTATATTTCATCAAGGTGCAGAAATATCTACAGACCAAGCAAAGTTTGGAAACACTAGTCTTAACTTAACTGAAAATACTAATGCACATCTGACTGTTAAATATAAACCAGATTTTGTTTTACATTCAGACGATTTTACAGTCGAATGGTGGGAGTACCGGTTAACACCGTGATATTATGCCTCAATTTGATTTAGCAAACGCAACTGTAGATAATACCTTCATAGATAATCTAATTTATCCTGATGAAGGATTTGTTCCATATATATATGATGATAAATATCCATTAGTAATTAGCAAAACTTTAGCAGAAGGTTTAACACCTCCAATGGATGATAAACTACATAATTCAACATACAATGCAAAAGGTGTTTGGTATCATCATGAAGACCCTTATAATGAAACTCAATTTACAAATGGTTCTAAAGAATATCAAAGAAGAGTTAATTACTTAAGTTCTAACACTGGTGTATCAGGTTCACGTATTCCATATAGCCCTACTTTACATGGTAAACCTAATGGTACATTGACTGTTGGTATGGGAGCAACATTTCATCCTTACGGAATGACTTACGACCAGTTTTTCAATGCCTTTTACACTAATGGAATAGAGATTAACGGAACTACATATACATTTCCTGCTAGTTTTGATTCTGCGTTAGTAAACAATAATGGTGGTTATTGGCTAGACAATAACGGAACATTACAAACCGGTAAGGATTTACCTTTTAAATACACAGGTGACGATAGTTCTAATAGTAATCAGAGATACAGCTATTCACATGCAAGAGCACAGTCTCTATGGTTATGTACTAAATCTGGTGGTTATGTGTCAGCAGTAAAAAGTGCTATGGCTGGTAATGAAGATTGTTTTCCATATGATAGTACTTTAGCCCAAACACACTTTGAAATTATGGTAGCTATTGCTTATCACAGAGGTAACAATGGTTTTAGCAAATCTTTATTTACAAATTTTTATAAACAAAAAGATGGAACAGGTGTTACAAATGCTAATCAACTAGATGGTCAATACGGAGATATTGCTGCATCTTTAATGTTTTTTGCCTCTATAAGAAAAACTGGTGGTGGTTTTTACATTAATTCTGGTATGGCTAATAGATATCAAAAACACATAAACAGGCTACTTGCAAATAATTCAACTACAACTACACACTCTTTAGGAAACTTAAATGCTGCAAATAATAATAACTGGTATTCAGGCTTATCTATACCAACAACCTTTTTAAATAAAAGACAATATCAAGTAGGACAACCTGGTACATCTACAGGTAATACTGGCAATTACAATATTACCGGTAATCCTGGCGGAACATATACTGTATCAACATCACAAAACATACAAGATATAATTGACGATGTTATGTCTAGACCTAGTGTTGATTTCTGGACTGCTTCTGGTTGGACTTCTACTGATTACCCTGAATATTATGCTGGCGACAGGTCTATAACTGAAACTGATGAGGGAGATGAAAATTATTATAAATTAACTGATACATACCAAGCAGTGTTTTCTGAGTTTTGGCAAGATAGTAATTCCTTTTTTCATGGCAATACTTCTTTAGGTTCAACACCTAGAACAGCAACTAAACATGGTCCTGTTCTTGCACAAACGACTCACAACAGTTTACCTTCATTTATATTTGGTTTAAATACTAACGGTGCTAATACCTCTAAAATTTATATAAGGTCATCTGAAGTAGTTGCTGCTACAAATAGTGGAGTAACTAATGCTTTTGATATAGCAGATGGTGTTAGTTTGGGAACAATTGATTACGGACAATGGAATCACTTTGCAGTCGTTCGTAAAGGTGTAGATTTTTATACATTTAAAAATGGAACTATGGTCAGTACTTTTCAATCAGATAAAAGTATTAAAGTACCTACACCTGATTTAAAAAATTATGATGTTGCAGGAATGGATTTATCAATAGGTAAATCTCAAGGTGGTGATTATTTTTATGGATATATTGATGCTTTAAAATGGACTAAAGGTGAAGGTCAAGTAAATATTGCTAGTGATGGAACTGCTACATTCACTGTTCCAACTTCCGCTCCTACTGTAGAATCAACTCAAAACGCATATTATGGTAAACATCATATTGAAACTGTAAAAAGTGCACTGGACAAAATGACTACTCAATTAGATGTAGAATATAGATTAAGAATAGGTACTTCGGCAGATGACACACCTAGACCAATACCAGGTGGTACTAATCAAGGAAAGTTGTTATTAGACGTAGGACCTAGAGAAGATTTATTTGCTGGTCATAATGCAGACCCAACAGTGTTAGTAGTTAGAGAAAATAGTGGCGATGACCCCTCAATAACTGGTTTAAATCCTTCTGCTATAAAATCTTCTTTTGATGCATCTGAATATGTATCAGTTGTTGAATACATTGCAGATTATGGTGATGGAAGTAGCTACGATGCTTTAGATGTCATTGATGATAATAACCCATACAGAGGTATTAATGGTGAAGAATTAGAAAGAGCAATATACGTAACAGAACCTGACCATCCATATATGACAAGACAAGAAAGAGCTCTTGCGTTTTTAAATGAACTAAAAAGAACTAAAAGAAGTATTAATTTAGATTTAGATTTTTATGACATACAAGGAGATTTTGAAGTAGGCGATAATATATTTGTTTATGACCCTGATTTAGGTTTTGAAGATAACGACGACAAAGTAACAGAAGACCCTACAAGAACATCTAAATTTGAAGTATCTTATCAAGGTCAATTTATTAACCCAGAAAAAATAAGAGTTACTTCTATTACATGGCCTGTCAAATCTGGTTACGGTATTTACTTAAGAAGATTACGTTCATCTTCATCTAATTTAGTTGAATATGTTGACCTTACCCCTTATGTAAGTTTTGAAACAGCAGGTACAACTTTAGAAGTAGGTGACTTACCTTTAAAACTTGGAGATGACTTAAGATTTAGTCAAGTCACAAGTGGTCTAACTCTTGGAGATAAATTTTCTCAACCTAGAAGTATTGGTAATTTAGCTTTAATCTCTGGATTTTTAGAAGATGCTTTAGGAGTTGCAAGAGCTATCATTAAAGTTACTTGGGACACTCCTTTAAATACTGATGGAACAATTATTCAAAATGGAACGATGTATCGTATTAGATACAGAAAAGTTGCTAGTACAGACCCTTATACACAATTAACTGTTAACTGGGGTACTGAAGAATTTACGATTGAAGGACTAGATATTGCGACTAATTATGAAGTTGGAGTACAACCTGTAAATAGTAATGGTGACTTTAATGATTACGTATCTGCAACAATTACAACTGCTATTGACTCTGATGCTCCTTCTAAGCCTGGACCTGCTGATACAATAACACCTGGCGCTTTAAGAGTTCAAATAGTACATAGTTTAGGTAGAGCTGTTGATGACCAAGGACAAGCAATCGACCCTGTAGTAGATTTCACATTAGAAAACGATATAAATCATTTAAATGTATATGTGTCTACACAGGATGGTTTTTCTATTACAGGTATGGAGCCTAAAGGTAAAATATCTGCTTCTGCTGGAAACATAAGAAATAATATTCCCGTAGTTGATGAAATAGCTTTAAGTAATGGTTCTTCTCATTTCTTTAGATTTACAGCAGTAGATAATGCAGGTAACGAGTCTGTTCCTTCTGACCAACAAGAATCAGCTGGAACTTTAGTTGAAACTAAATATATTGAAGATGCTGCTATTACAGAAGCAAAAATAAATAATCTAGCTGTTACTACTGCAAAGATTGTAGACGCAGCAATTGTTAATGCTAAGATAGGTAATATCATTGAGTCTGATAACTACTCAGCAGGTAGTACAGGTTGGACAATTAGAAAGCAAGATACAGGATATCCGGATGGATTTATAGAAATTAATGATGCTTTAATAAGAGGAAACATAACTGCAACTACTGGAGATATTGGCGGTTGGACAATCGCAGCAGATAAACTTACAGCAGGTAACTTAGAGTTAGATGCAGGTAATACAAGTATTAAAGGTAACTATACATCAGGTTCAGCAGGTTTTAGTTTGAACTCAGATGGTACTGTAGAATTTAATGAAGGAACGTTTAGAGGTTCTATAACTGGTGCTACAATAAATATTGGAAACAATGCATTTAATGTAAATAGCAGTGGACAATTATTTATGGGAAATTCAGTATTTGGTAGTGCTAACTTTAGAGTAGATTCAGATGGAACAATGGTTGCTTCTGGAGCAACTATAGCTGGAACTTTAAATATAAACGCAGGTTCAATACACATAGGATAATATGGCAAATTTTAATATAGATACAAACGGTAATCTCTGGATAGGAACTGGGGTTTCTAATAATTTCAGCACTGCTCAAAGTGATTCAGATACAAAATTTTATGTTACTAGTGCAGGTGCAATCTATGCAGTATCAGGACACATAGGAGGTATTGTAGTTGATGAAGATGGAGTTGAATCTTCTAATTTTGACGCTTCAACAAATACGGGTTGGAGACTTGATAATACTACAGGTATAGCACAGTATTTTGATATTGATATAAACGTTAAACAATCTTCTTCTAATAATGAAGACCCACCTAATGATGGTAGCCAAAGTATAACAATTGGTTCTGCTGAAATATATGAATATAACAACAACTTATATCTAAATTCTAATTCTTCTGGAAATAAAATAATTATAAGTGCTGGTGATAAATTTGTATTATCTGGTGCAACAGCAAACCCTAACTTAACATTTGATGGTGCTGGCACTCAAGATATAGAATTTAATGCTGCATATGTTTCTGATAGTTCTACTAGCGATGGAAGAAGTTATAGTTCAGACCCATTAGGACAAATTTATGAATTGACTATATCAAACCAAAATGTAGATATATACAGAGTTAACGCACAAAACAATGATGTTTATTTTTATGGTGAAGTAAAAATAGGTGGTGACTTTATACCTAATAATTTAAAAGCATACAATGGTTTTGGTACTTCTGGTCAAACCTTACAAAGAACTTCTAATGGTCTTGAATGGGTAAATGCTAGCGGTTCACACGCAGATAGTGACCATACAAGTTTTCTTACACAATCTGCCGCTGACACTAGATATGTTAATGAAAGTGACCATACACATAGTAACTTAATAGGGGATACAGCTTTTAATAATCACGCTAACAGTTCTACTGCTCACGGTACTTTTGATAACTATAGTTATTGGAGATTAAGAGAAGATGGAAATAATGTAGGTACAGTAAGTAGTACTCAAAGTGTAAACTTTATTAGTGGGTCTGGTATAACTGTTTCTAATAGTGGAAGTGGTGGAGACTACAACGTAACAATATCTTCTAGTGGTACTGCACATACTCACACTTCAGTTCTTAGTATAGGTGTCCTTGATTTAAACCTTTATAGAGATATAGTACCTCAATCTAGTAACTCTAAACGAGTTGGTACTTCATCCACAAATAGAATGTTAGATGTATTTTCTAGAGATTTTCATGGAGGTACATTTTATGGTACTTTAGTAAACTCATCATCACAAAACACAAAAACCAACATAGAAGATACTGGTTTGGGTTTAGATTTTATTGAAGCATTACCAGTAAAGCAATTTAATTATATAACTGCTGACCATTCTGATAAAAAATATACAGGTGTAATTGCTGAAGATGTTACAGCTATATTAGAATCAAATGGTTGGGATGATTATTATTTAGTAGTCGATGATTCAGAAAAATACTCATATAACACTAGATGTAGTCACCCTGTAATCTGCGATAATAGTGAATCATTTTATTGTGAAAATGATTGCTGTAGTTCGCATTTTAAATATACAGAAGAAGATGGTTCAGTAAGTAATTGGTTGCACCACACTGTAGAAGAATGTGAAGCATATGAGGTAGACGGTAATAGACATCCCCATTTTAATTACTATCAATTAATAGGACCATTAGTAAAAGCAGTACAAGAACTAAGCACACAGATTTTAGATTTAACTGCTAGAATCGATGTATTGGAGGGATAATGGAAGAATCAAAAGAACATGAAGTAATAAAACCTTGGCAAATTGAATATAAATTTGTTAATGATGAATTTAAAAAAGACTATGTATTACAACGTATAGCAGCTGCAGAAAGAGCACATTTTGAATTAATGGTAGATAGATTAGATGAAAATCATTCTGAATATATGGATTGGCTTGAAGCAGTAAATGTAATTATAGATGAAATAGATAGATTAAAAACAATATACAGACAGTTAGGAGGAAGTTTCGGGTCTGAGTTTATAAATAATGGCTGATGTAACTCATAGTTCGACTAGCCAGATAAGCGGAAGCTCCTCAGCCGACCACGTATTTGACGTAGATTCCAATGGTACACCTTACGGCTATCAACTAAGTAATGCAACAGTAAACATATCAGATATTGAACATGATATGTACCTTGATGGTCAGAGTATTTTATCTGACGGTACATTTGTAGTAGGTACAACTGCTTCAAAAAAAATAATCTTTGCTCCTGATTCAACTCCCCAAGTACAAATAACAACAGACGGTGCTTTAGACCTATTATCAGGTAGATTTTTACTTAACGGAACTACAGGAAACGCTAATCAAATTCTTAAAACAGATGGTTACGGAAATTTATCTTGGACTGACCTACCCTCACAACAGTACGCTTTTGGTGGGTTTGTTGTCTCAGGTCAGGACACTGTACAGGCAGGTAATCTATCTGAAACACTAAGTTTAGTAGCTGGAAACAATGTAACTATAACTACAGACAATGTTACTAAGAATATTACTATATCTTCAAGTGGCGGAGGTACAGGTAATGGATTTAGTACAGTTGTAGCTGGTGGTTCTAACCTTATTGCAGACCAAGCAAGTGATACTCTTAATATTGTTGCTGGTTCTAATGTATCTATATCAACAGATGAATCTACAGATACATTAACAATATCTGCAAGCACTTCAGGTGAATTAAATCAAAATGCTTTTAAAAACGTTGCTGCTACAGGACAAAATACAATACAAGCAGGACAATCAGAAGATACTGTTACTTTTGAATCTAACGAAGAAACTGGTATGGATTCTAGATACTTAGAAACCAGAGATAAAGTCACACTAGAAACAGATACTAATACAAATAAAGTAACTTTAAAGAACAATATACCCAAAACTTTTTCAATGTCTAGTAAAGTACCAGTAGTGACACAAACAGGTGTAAATGCTGGAATGCCACTAAGAAATAAATTCTTTAACGTGCAAACAACAGACCCTGTTTCAGGTGGTGGTACTAGCGTTGGTTTAAGTACTAGAGCAATCCCACTTTTGCAGTCTAATGGTACAGAGCAAGACATTTTAATGCCAGCTAAATCCGACAACAGTACATTAGAATTAACAGTATTAAATTCATCTGGAAGTGAACAAGTAGTAGATATGGAAGTAGCTGAATAATGTCAGAAAAAACACCAGTAAGAGTCAATTATGATAATGGCGGTAACGCCATTGGTTTCGCTGAATTACAAGCCGTTGAATTTATAGGAATAGATGATGGTGGTACAGGTTCTACTACAGCATCTGGTGCTAGGACTGCATTAGGTCTTGGTATTGGAACAGATATCCTTGCTTATGATACAGACTTAGCTGCAATAGCTGGATTAACTCACGCTGATGGCAATTTTATAGTATCCAACGGAAGCGCTTGGATAGTAGAAAGCGGCGCAACAGTAAGAACTTCTTTAGGACTTGGTACCTCAGATAGTCCTACATTTACAAACTTAACAGTATCAAATGATTTAACAATATCAGGTGACTTAACAGTTCAAGGTGACACAGTAACAATTAATACTTCAACAGTAACAATTGAAGATGTATTGATGAAACTAGGTGAAGGAAACACTTTAGACACTGTTGACTTAGGTTGGTATGGAGAGTATCAAGAATCTTCAACAACAAAATATTTAGGTTTTACTTGGGATGCTTCACAAGATAAATTTATACTTTGGACTGGTAACGAAACAGAACCAAATACATTAGTAGACACTGGTGATTCAGGTCATGCTACTGCTACATTAATTGCAAATATTGAAGGCAACGTTACTGGAAATATTACTGGAACTGTATCAGATGTAAGTAATCATGACACTGACGACATAGTTGAAGGCTCAAATAATTTATACTATACAACTGCTCGTTGGGACACAAAAATGGCAGCTGCCGATACTGATGATTTATCAGAAGGCTCAATTAATTTATACTACACAGACACAAGGGTCGGAACCTACCTGACAACAAATAGTTATGCTACAGAAACCTATGTAGATAGTGCAGTAGCTTCTGAAAATGAATTAAGTGAGATGAACGATGTTACTCTTACTAGCCCTGCTAATGGTGACTTTTTAAGATACAATGGTTCTGTATGGATTAATGACCCTGTTAATTTATCTACAGATACTATTGGTGATTATGTACAAAGTATTACTGGTGGAACAGGAATATCTATTGATGTTACTTCTGGTGAAGGACAAACACCTACATTAGCAATAGATTTTACAGAATTTGATACAGATGATGTAGTAGAAGGTACAACAAATATTTTCTATACCGAAGCCAGATTT